TTGATCTAAAGATACTCTAATAGTTCTTATAGCTATCCTATCAACCTTAACAAAGATATTCTAGTTAAGAAATACGATACTGTCAAGTATTAATTTTTACAGCATTAATGTTGACAACACTGTATCATCTATATACATTAATAACTTAAGGTTATTTCTACGGGAATGAATTCATGCAAACATCTATAATAGGTTTTTATCTTACCGTTTTTATTATTGCATGTTTATTTGCGTACGGTGGTTATGAAAGCACTATGCGTCTTTTCACTTATGTTGACTTACAATTGAGATTTTTAATTATCAAAGTAAGAATGTACTTTATGGCACGTAAGTTACGTAAAGAACTTAATTTATCTTCATTACCTCAACTTAAAGAATTAAAACAGAAGGAACCTAAAAATGACCAACGATAGAGAATTTTCTGACCTGACCCTTAACAGGAAAGAATGTCCAAAATGTCGTGCAATCTGGATCAATGGAGAACACTATTGGTCAGGAACTGGAAACAAAGGTAATGAGTTAGATTTAGCAGGTCTTGTATGTAATAGACTAGGTGATCATCAATGCATCAATCCAATGAAGGGTATGGATGGTGGTGATACGTGGGATAAAAGACTTGACGTATTGGATAAGAGATTAGATGAAAAACTTCAAAATGGAGACTGAAGAAATGCCAAGTGGTAACGTTACAAAGACTGATCTTCTTTCTAGGATCTATAAATTAAAAACAGATTTATATGATGATAGTTTAGATATGTTTAATTGCTTTTCCGAAGAGAAGAAAGAAGGTGCTCATGACGCTTTAAATAGAGTATTGGACATCCTGCAAGAATACCGAGAATGACAGAGGAACAAGAACGAACTCTCCGAGAGAGAATTGCAAAATCAAAGAATGATCTTCTCATGGAAGAACCATGCCCAATATATGAGGCAATAGATGAAGATTGGAATGATTTTTGGTATTATGAAGACAACTAAATACAGATAAAATAAAAGAACACTGTGTATAAATTAGATTTCTCAATAGAAGATATTCATCTTTTACATCATTGTGTTTGTAAGAGATTGGAAACTTGGGAGGGATCTCCTGCCAGACATCCACTAGAACAAGAACACTTGTGGTACTTGAGAGATGGGTTATACAGAGTAATACTTGAATATAAATTTGAAAACTTATGAACTTTGAATTGACGATGGAAGATTTTACCATCATTCAGAATGCCTTACATTACTACAAAAAAGTAGAAAAATATCCAAACTTTGCTCACTTTGATGAGGAAAGAATTAATAAGGTGCGAGATAAACTGGCATATCAAATGATACCGAGTAAAAATTCAAAACCAAAAGAATGAATTTATTTCTTAGACCGATAGATGATGTCACTGGTGTGACATGGAGTATCATCTGGTGTATGATTATATTACTAACCGGAGTTGCTTATTACATATATACAATTATGAGAATAGCATTTCAGGAGTTAGAGGAAGATGGCAGAAATGAAACCGCCGAACAGGAAGAGTTGTTACAACTTCCGAGTGGTAGAGATCAATAGGGTTCTTGATGGAGATACGCTGGATGTAACAATTGATTTGGGATTTGATCTATATAAGAAAGAAAGAGTAAGAGTTGCAGGTGTTGATACACCAGAGAAGAGGACGAGAGACCTTGAGGAAAAGGAGTTAGGAATTGACGCAACAAACTGGCTCAAAGAAAAACTGGAAGGGGCGTTGGCTGGTGATGATGACCTTGTTATTCGTACTGAACTTGTTGGTGGCGTTGGCAAATATGGGCGTCTTTTGGGTTGGCTTTACATTGGGGACGGAAACGTGTCCCTTAACGAACAAATGATTGCTGAAGGACTAGCGTGGGAATACGATGGGGGGACAAAGAAAAAAGATTTTGAGGAACTTCGTGAGATACGCAGGAGATTAGGAACTCTTGTAGAGTGAATGTAAAGTTTTATTACTTGACTACCCTTATGGTGGATAAATAATAGTAGTTATATTTGCTGCTATGAAACATATCCACCATATTATTCCTAAACATATGGGAGGAACTGACGACCCTTCTAATCTTATAGAGTTGTCTGTTGAGGAACACGCAGAAGCACATAAGAAACTATACGAAGAGCACGGAAATGAGTTGGATAAGATTGCTTACGAAGCTCTTTCTGGGATGATAGGACAAGAAGAAGTTATAAAAAAGGTATTGAGCGAGAGTGGCAAAAGAGGTGGATCTAAAGGCAAGGGAAAAACTGCTTGGAATAAAGGAAAAAATATGTGGTCCGAAGAAGACCGAGAAAGAATGAGTAGAGAAAGGACGGGAAGGAAATGTAATATTAGCGAAGAGAGTAGAGAGAAGATGAGGGAGGCTGGCAAAAAAAATAAAGGTAGAAAAAGACCTGACCTTGCAGAGAGAAATAAGCAACGCAAAGGACTAAATATTCCAAGAGATGAAAATGGTAGGTTTGTATGATTGATGGCGGCACTAAGGTGAAAGATTTTGAGATACTGCGTGAGATACGAAGGGCACATGGTACTTTGATTGAATGATATGTCTACTCTTTTTGTAATTGGTTTTATATTATTTTTGACTTGCGCACTACATATTACATGGCCGGTAAAAAATAATAAGTTTTAAATATGTCTGATGTATATCTTGGTAATCCCAATCTGAAGAAGGCAAATACGCCGATTGAATTCAGTTCTAGTAATATTGAAGAATTTATTAGTTGTAAGGATGACCCTGTTTATTTTGCAAAGAACTACGTAAAGATTGTTTCTCTTGATGAAGGACTAACTCAATTTACTCCATATAACTTTCAAGAGAAACTTATTAAAAATTTCCATCACAACAGATTTAATATCTGTAAGATGCCTCGTCAGACTGGTAAGTCTACCACTGTGGTCTCTTATCTTTTACACTATGCAATCTTTAATGATAGTGTTAATATTGGTATTCTTGCAAACAAGGCATCAACTGCAAGAGAACTTTTAGCAAGACTTGCAACTGCATATGAGAACTTGCCCAAATGGATGCAACAGGGTATTCTTGTATGGAACAAAGGTAATATAGAATTAGAAAATGGATCAAAGATACTGGCTGCTTCTACGTCTGCAAGTGCTGTCCGAGGCATGTCGTTTAACATTCTCTTCCTCGACGAATTTGCGTTCGTTCCAAACCATGTTGCAGATGCCTTCTTTGCCTCTGTTTATCCTACTATTACTTCTGGTAAATCAACGAAGGTAATTATTGTTTCAACGCCTCATGGCATGAACCACTTCTATAGAATGTGGCATGATGCGGAGAAGAATGCAAATGATTATATTCCAACTGATGTTCACTGGACTGAAGTTCCTGGAAGAGATAGTGAATGGAAAAGACAGACGATTGCTAACACGTCAGAACAGCAATTTAAAGTTGAGTTTGAGTGTGTTAGTGGAGACACGTTGATAGAGATTGAAAAAAATGGAGTTGTTAGTGAGGTAAAAATAGAAGATTTATATAATAGATTGTGAATTTCTTGGATTATAAATAAAAATAAAAACTATGTATTATATTTACTTGTTAAGAGATATTGATGGTATTATCAAATATGTTGGTCAGACACAACATATAGATGAAAGAAAAAGAACCCATAAAAGACAAAAACCACCACATACATTTGAGATTTTATTTGAAAATCTTTCCTCTAATGATGCCAAAAATCTAGAAATAGAAAATATAAAAAAATATGACACTTATAAAAATGGTTGGAATAAAACTGGTGGTGGAGAAGGATTTGATGAGTATGAGAGGAAGGGTATCGGTGGAGTAAAAAAAGGAAATATACCTTGGAACAAAGGAAAGAAAGGTTGTTTTAGCAAAGAAACAATCCAAAGATTTACTAATACAAGAAAAGGTATTGTTTGGAGTAGAAAGGTCAGTGATGAACAAATCAAACAAATAAGAAAATTATATGAAGAACAACCATATATTGATGGTGTGGGAGAAGTTATGAAAAATGGTAGAAAACTGTCTTATATACAAGCATTCTGTAAAAAATATTCTTCTGAATATGATATAACATC